TTATTTACCTTTGAGTGTCGGAATTTTAGTTCCCTTGGCATTTACACCAAGGATAATAGCACCGAGGAACAAAGCTCCGCCTATTATGGAGGTGCCATATTTAATAATGTTTCCTATGAATTCTTTGTTTTCGGTATCCTTGGCAGAAATCTTGTCCGCTACTAAAATCATTTTATCGGTGATATCAGATCTTTCTTCGGGAGAGATGTCATCTTTTTTTAGTACTTCGCTTAAGCTACTAAGTATGAGTTTGTATGCCTCGATGGCTTCCTTTTGGCTTTCGCTGTTCTCTTTGAGTGCAGCGTCGCACATCGCATTTAACTGAACTACCATATTTGAAGCGAGTTCTGCATATGCCGGGAATTGATTTATTATGGCAATTGCCACATCTTTATCCATATTAGGAATCAAAGAGACAAATTCCATAATTTTATCTTTTGATAAATTTCTGAACGACTCAATATTCAGAGCTTTAAGTACTTGCTCCTGTGTAATAAGTTTCTGTGACATATTTTCACCGTCCTTATTTTTATGTTTCTTCGGTTATAGTTCCGTCTTTGATATGGAATGCGATTCCGTGCCGTTGACAGAACGCCACTACTTCCGTTGCACACCGGTTATAAAAACTCTTGTGTTCTTTATACGCAGAAACATCTTTGCTATAGTTGGTTCTTCCGAAAATGATTTTATCGGCAAAAGACACAGTTTCTAGTATAGCAGACAAATCTTGCTCTATAAGGTTGGGAGTAGGATAAGGTTCTATGCTAACCCAAGTTTTGCATCCACGCTCGCTCAATGCTCGTAATGCTTGTATGCGCTCGGCATAAGGGGCGGCACCAGGCTCCATACGTTGTCTATATTCCTCATCTAAGGATATAAGTGTAATTCCATATTCATTCTCCATCGAGCAATCGGCAAGCTCAATTGGGAGAATGCCTTTCGTCAGTACTGTACATTTGATCCCCGAAGCATTGAGTTTATTTATGGCAGCAATACTCATTGTAGATATTTCTTCGTAGCCGTACATAAATGGGTCAGTCGTAAAACAAAGCTGAACCGACTTGATTTTATCTTTTAAACGAGGTATTTCTTCATCCAATATCTCCAAGGTATTTGACACGATACGCGGTTCAAGCCAATCCTCATATGACGAAATCTCACCGAAACGTTTTTTCATCATATAGGCGTAACACGGATATTTACAACCGTGGGCGCAACCCAAGACGTGATTCATTGTATAATCGCCGTATTCCACTCCGGTTTTGTATAACATTGTTTTTCTTGTTATGCTTTTCATCCGTTCCACCTCAATTCCGTGGTTTTACCCTTTTCGTCTGCAAAGAACGAGGAGGTGCGCCCTGTGTTTGTTTTGTCGGGAGTACGCCGAACTATGAGTTGTCCGCTTTTTTCCAAATCTTTGAATATTGCTTTCACAGTTTGAGTGCGACAAACAACACCGTAAGTACTGTAAAAATCCGCCATAATTGGATTCATGCGCTTAAATGATGTGATGCCCGAAAGAAAGCCTGTTACCTTCTCCCGGATGTCTTCTTCGTCAATTGCTTGGTTTTCTACATTTTCTTCAAACAAGGACATTTGACCTCCGCGTTGAATGTCTTGCATAAACTCCCAACGTCCGAAAATGTTATCGACCATAAGCAACGCCCCATCGGCGTGATTGGTTGCGTGAATCATCCTATATTTAGGAACTTGTCCTTCTTTGATTCTTAAAGGCATATTCAGCACATAGGCATAACTTTGACGCATACGTCTGCAATATGCCTCGGCAAACTCTGCCTCTGCTTCGTAAGCGGTGATAGTACCTTTGCGCTTTTTCTCAATGATATCAACCCAATAATCTCCACCGGCAATTTTATCGAGCGCAAGCTTGGATTTTTCGTCGGGAGATAATTGTGTACTGTCATACTCGACTAGGTCTTCCAAAATATCATCTTCAAACTTCACGCCCAATACACGGCATCCTTCTCGGATGAATCCAAAAGAATTCATATTAATCAGCAACTCGATACTGTTGAATCCGTGAGTGGCAAAAGAATCAAACAACGAATAATCGAGCGCCTTAATTCCATAAGGGTCAATATAAAGGAAAACATTGCAGCCGTTCTTGTTCTTCAAGATGCCTTCAATTTGCTCCTCATATTTACCGGATATTATATTCACATCGGAATAATCTTTTAGATTTTCTGTGAGATCGTGAGCATAGTTCAAGTCGATAAAATAGGATTGGATATTGCTTTGCGTCATTGTTGTCTGCCCCAAGCAATCCTCAATGGTGTGCAGAGCGATAAGTGGAGAACCCGGGTTGCCGTCTTCAAAGGCTCCTTTGCCAGCAAAACAATCAACATATACGATGGCTCGCCTTGTATGAAGTATTTTTTGGAAATAAGGTTTTAGGTAATGACCCAACAACGCATCCTTAACTTCTGACCACGGTTTCTTCACCTTGAAGAAATCATCATTTTTCTTTGCCAAAGTGGTGCCTCCTATCGTTAGTTTTCGGACAAATTACCTTGGGTATTTTTAATTCTCAAAGTAACCTTAAAATTCTCTTCCGGGAACAGCGAATCGTGTTCACGGCATCTTGCTGCCTCTGCTTTTATAACGCTTTCCACGGCGTGTTTGCCGTATTCGTCAAGACGTAGATATGCCATAATCGTCTCGTAGAAACTCTCCTCGGCTTCCCATATGCCGAGTTGCTCTATATCCTCTTCCGTCATCTTAGGCGAAGAGGGGTCATTGGACGAGCCGAGAATATAATCTATCCTTCTATCAAATATGTCTGAAAGCGCATCGAGCGTTTCAAAGTTCGGCTCTCGTTTGCCGATCTCCCACATTGCAACCGTTCCCTTGGAAACGCCCAAAAGCTCCGCGAGCTGCACCTGGGTCATATTCTTTTCTTTTCGTAATTCTTTCAATCTGTGAGCAAACATTTCATCACCTCGCATAAATTATATCACGAATCGTGAGTATTGTCAAGTGTTTTCTAACACTTTGATGGTGCTTGCGATATTTTTTTGAAGAAAAAGATAACTTGCTGTGAGATTTGCTATTGACAAAGATAACTAAATGTTGTATAATATACTTGTAAATCTCACGAAAGGAGAGAATTTTATGAAAAACGAGACAAAACCGTCGATGATGACCATCAAGCAGATAGCAAAAACGGGGCTGATGCCCGAAAATGCTCTCCGTCAACTTTTGAAGGAAGGCAAACTGCCTGTTGTCTATATCGGCAAAAAAGCTCTCGTCAACTATTCCAAGTTGTGCGAGCTTCTCAATCGGCTCGGCGATACCGAATGACCGATAGAAAATTTAAAGAAAGGAGGAAACGGAATGAAAACCCAATACGCCAATCTGCCGCCCCTGTTGAAGAAGGAAGGCTTGTTTTGCTTATGGCAATACGAAGTTCGTGACGGCAAAAAGACCAAGGTTCCGTATTGTGTCCGTGGTTATCGTGCTGATCCAGGTAACAAAAGTACATTTTCAAAGTTTGACCAAGTTATTAGCCTTGCCAACGGATATGACGGAATCGGCATCGGTGTTTTTGATGACATATGCGCCGTAGATATCGACCATTGTGTAGAAGACGGTGTGCTTTCAGAAATGGCTGACGATATCGTAAAAATGATGGACTCCTATACCGAGTATAGCCCCTCCGGTACGGGTGTGCGCATCTTTTTCAAGGCAAGCGGTCTGTCCTATGACAAAGAGCGTTACTACGTCAATAATCGCAAATTCGGTCTTGAAATCTATGTTTCCGGTTATACAAACAAATTTGTAACCGCTACCGGAAATGTACTTATCGACCGAGAAGTTGAAGACCGAACCGAGGCTCTTTTGCTCGTGCTTGAAAAGTATATGGTCAAGCCGACACAGTTATATACTCGCCGTGAGGATGTTCCCGGTAGCTTTCTTTCAGACGAGTCCGTAATTGCCAAGGCAAGTGCATCCAAGCAGGGTGAAAAGTTCTCGGCGCTTTGGTATGGGGACACATCTGCATACGGAAGTCAAAGCGAAGCCGATCTTGCCCTCTGCTCCATTCTTGCATTTTGGTGTGGCGGTGATATTGAGCAGATGGATAGACTCTTCCGCCAATCCGATCTTATGCGAGAAAAATGGGAGAGGGAGGATTATAGAATGAACACATTGAACCGAGCCGTGGCAATGACCAAGGAATTTTATAAGCCTCTCGGTCGAACCGCTCCGGCAGAGGATTTTAACGATATCTCTATTTTTCTTGAAGAAGCCACTCCTGAACGCAATGACCGTTACCCTTGGACGGACATTGGTGGCGGACGGCTGTTTGCGGATTGCTTTGAGAGCATTGCCAGGTATGTCCCCGAGAAGAAGAGCTGGTACTGTTACAAAGACGGCGTGTGGTCTCCCGACAGCGGTGCGCTCCGCACGATGGAGCTTTGTAAGGCGTTAGCGGATGCATTAATCGTATATGCGGTATCCATTCATGATGAACGCCAAAGACAAGAGTTTATGAAATACTGCACCAAATGGCAGACGCGACGTACGCGAGAAACGCTACTCAAAGATGCCCAAGGCGTACACCCCATATCCCTCTCGGAATTTGATTGCGACCCGTATGCCTTCAACTGTAAGAACGGCACATTGCACCTTGATACGATGGAATTTACCGAACATCGCCCAGAAGACCGCTTGTCTAAGATCTCAAATGTGGCATATGACCCTTCCGCATATAGTTCTCGGTTTGAAAGCTTTGTATCTGAGATTATGAGCGGAGATGTCGACAAAGCGAGATTTCTTCAAAAGTCTCTCGGTTACGGCATCAGCGGAGATACTCGCTACGAGTGTATGTTCATTATGTACGGAGCTACTACCCGTAACGGTAAAGGCACCTTATGTGAGAGCGTACTGAAGGTTCTCGGCAATTACGGTTGTACCGCAAGACCGGAAACTTTGAGTATCAACGCCAACAGCAACAGCCAGACCCCGAGCGAAGATATCGCAAGGCTTGCAGGGGTACGCTTTGCCAACATTTCCGAGCCTGGTAAGGGACTCCTTCTTAACGGAGCAAAGGTCAAAAATATGACGGGTAACGATACTATCAACGCTCGTTTCCTTCACGAAAACAGCTTTGACTTCGCTCCTCAATTCAAACTCTACATCAACACCAACTACCTTCCCGTCATTAACGATATGACTCTTTTCAGCAGCGGACGTGTAGTCATTATTCCTTTTGAAAGGCACTTTGAAGAAGCCGAGCAAGACAAGACTTTGAAAACGGAATTCTCAAAGCCGGAAGTTCAAAGCGCAATCCTCAATTGGCTTGTAGGCGGCTATCGTATGCTGATGAAAGAAGGCTTGTCGCAACCGCAAGCGGTAAAGGAAGCAACTGCTTCTTATGAACACGAAAGCGATAAGATTGCTATGTTTGCGGAGGACAATCTTATTGAGGACAAACGCTCCGAGGTTCGTACCGCCGAAGTCTATAGTCGATACAAGGAGTGGTGTATGGACAACGGACACCGTGCCGAAAGCATGAAGAACTTCAAGCAAGGACTCATGACACAAGGCTCGGTTGTCCGCAAGCGACCGAGGGGCGGTGGTAGCGAAACCACAATGCTCATCGGCTTCAAACTCGTCAGCGACTTCCTTTAACACAATGTCGCAACTTGTCGCAGGTTCTATAGGTTATTTTCAAAAAACGCTCTTTTATAGAAATGACATATTTTACTTGCGACAATCTGCGACAGACGTCCTTTACAAGACAATTGTGACCTAAGGGGCGGGTCAAATCTGTGGGCGAAAAATAGTGTCCAACGGGTGGGCAGCCCCGCGTACAAAAAGAAATATTCAAAGGGGGTATTACCCCTAAAACAAACAAATCAAAAAATGGAGGATTTTTTATGAAATTTAGACCTATTTACAACAAAAAATTCCGTGTTACCGCATCTGATAGAGAGGCATTTACCACTCAGGACTATACCTGTATGTTCATTTTGCAGACGATGAAGGGACAGCCCGTAGCGGTTTCCGTGTGCAACGATCTTGATTGCCACATTTGGAGGGTGCAGTACGGCTTCTCCACCGTCTACTTTGGTGAGTACGCCGAAGCGATGGATTTTTGCCGTGAGCATTTCTGCGACCTTACCGGAAACAAGCTGAAGAAGGCAAAGGAGAGAAAATAATGTTTCGGCTCTCAAATTATCTTCAGAAGCATTTGAAAGGTCATATCGATTTCGATACATTCGTGCTGATCGCTGTTATCCCTCGCAAAAAGAAGGATACCGTGGTTCTCTTGGCACCGAAGTATGAAACCGAATACACCTATTTCGCACTTCAAAACGGCAAAAATTACACATATCATTCTTGCCTCGACACCCTGCTGACGGCAGCACATAAATGCGGTATCAGCCGTTTCAAGCTGTGGCGTTGTCGCAAACGCTATGAAAATTTCAAAAGGAGAGGTCTTATATGAAAAAATATTATCCGCTCATTGATATGGACACAACCGGGACAATAAAAGTGCCGATGTTTCCTGCCTACGATTACAAAACAGCGTTGAGAACAAGCAATTTCGCACTCGGAGAAGTCTCTTCCCACCATTACCGCTTGATTGCCGTAACCCCTCACGCTATGAGAGATTATCTCTCTTATGACATCCGTTGTCCCAAGTGCGGTGCAACGATGGATATGACCGAACCGCACGAAGGTGAGTATGTTCTTGCAGAGTATACTTGCGAAAACTGTCAATAAATTTTTGGAGGTATAAAACTATGACTATTGACGCTATTAAAGAAAGAGATTACGCCGTGGCTATGCCCGAATACGATTATGCATTTTGGAATGCCGTAAAGCGTAAGCCCCACAATGCAAAAGAGCTTGAAAAGGCTAGCAGTAACGAAGCCGGTACATATCTTCCTCTTCAGGCAAATTCCAAGATGAACGCTGCCCTCAAGAGAGAAAGCGTGTTCCGCTCACTTGCTACCATTGCTTATATGAGAGAACCCGGCGGTATCGTTCTTGCAAAGTATTGCGATTCGGAGAGTTGTTGGGTCCCCGAACACGGAATGTATACTTTTTCGGAGAACCCCGGAGAATTCACCGAATACAACATCAAGGCACACAAGCTCGGAACGCTTCTCAAATATGACGAGGCATTTATGGTAGATGTCGGTCTTAATATGGAAAACCACCTGATTGACAACATTGCCAAGAGCTTCGGTGCTATGGAAGATGCCGCCTATGTAAACGGAAATGGTGATATTCAGCCTACCGGAATTCTCCACAGCACTCGCGGAGCACAGGTCGGCACAACCACCGCGAATCTCACCTATGAGGACGTGGTCAAGCTCTACTTCTCGGTCAAGCCTGAATACCGCAAGAGAGGTGTTTGGATGATGAACGATGAGACCGCTTATTATCTCCGCACCCTCAAAGACGAAGGCGGTAACTACATTTGGAATCACGCCAACGATACCATCCTCGGCAAGCGTGTATACATCTGCAACGATATGCCGAGCATCGGTGCCGGAAACAAGCCTATCGCATTCGGTGACTTTTCCTACTATTGGATTATTATCCGTGACGAGGTTAGCGTAAAGGTTCTCAAGGAGCTTTATTACGATGATATGCAGATCGGCTATATTGCTCGTGAGTATCTCGATGCAAAGCTCATCCGCCCCGAGGCAATCAAGGTCATTCAAATGAGCTAAAAAGCACATCACCGCAAGGGTATATATTCCCTGTATGCTCTTGCGGTGACATTGTCATAACCCTAAAATTGATACAAAATACAGGCGCAATCTTTGTGTACTATATAATCGCAATAACCGTTGCAATTTAAGGGATATAGAGGTAATATGTATGCTACCAAAGGAGGTGAATATATGGAACGAATCATACGGCAAGTGCAATTCCCGATGCAATCGCAGCCGAAGGCAAAAAGGGTTGTAGCTTATGCCCGTGTGTCCACGGGAAAGGATGCAATGCTGCATTCACTTTCCGCACAAATCAGCTACTACAGTGATTTGATTCAAAAGCACAGCGGTTGGCAATATTGCGGAGTATATTCCGATGAAGCTACCACGGGAACGAAAGGTAACCGAAAAGGCTTTCAGGATATGATAAAACAATGCCAATCTGGAAACATCGACCTCATTATTACAAAGTCGATTTCACGCTTTGCCCGTAATACTGTTACGCTTTTGCAAACGGTGCGAGAGTTGAAGGAACTTGGCGTTGACGTTTATTTTGAAGAGCAGAACATCCATACGATGAGCGCAGACGGCGAATTGATGATGACCATCCTTGCATCGTATGCCCAAGAAGAAAGCCTATCCGCAAGCGAAAATCAAAAATGGCGTGTACGGAAAGCGTTTGAAAACGGAGAGCTTATGAACCTACGCACGATGTTCGGTTATTCCATTTCCAAAAGTAGCATCACCATACACCCTGAAAATGCAGAAATCGTAAGGGAGATATTTCGCAGATTCATAGATGGCGATAGTATGGGCGGTATTGCAAATAGCCTCAACGAGAGAGGCGTAATAGGAGCTTTAGGCGGTGTTTGGGATGCTCAACGCATACGGCAGATACTATCCAATGAAAAATACACGGGGAATGCACTTCTTCAGAAGCATTACCGAAACAACCACCTGGAAAAGAAGAAAACCAAGAATCAAGGTGAATTGCCGTTATATTATGCGGAAGGAACTCACGAAGCCATCATCGACCAAGCAACCTTCGACCGAGCCGGAAAAAGGCTACGAGAATTGGAGTACGAAAACTCAAAGCGCAAAAGACCTCAAAGCTCACCCTTTACAAGTCGTATTCGGTGTGGCATATGTGGTGCTAATTATAAGCATTGTGTGAACCTCGGCAAGCATTTTTGGCAATGCTCCACCTATATGAAAAAGGGCAAGCAGTTCTGTCACGCCAAGCGCATATCGGATGAAGTTATACATAGGCTTACGGCAGAGGTGCTTGGTACGGAAGAATACGATGTGGGTGTGCTTGACAGCCGTATAACGCTTATACAAGCGGAGGAAAACCACACCATAGTTTTCCGCACCGCCGAAGGAGAAGAAATCGTTAAACAATGGGAATTGCCCTCACGCTCTGAAAGTTGGACAGCGGAGATGCGAGAGGCAGCAAGCGAAAGAAAAAAGAAAGCGAGGAAAAGTAATGGCTAGAGCGGTTACGGTCATACCACCTACTATAAATCCATTAACAAAGATGCCTACCGCCACAGTAAGCAAACGGCGTGTTGCAGGGTATGCTCGTGTGTCTACCGATAGCGACGAACAGTTCACCTCTTACGAGGCGCAAATCGATTATTACACTCAATTCATAATGCGCCATAGTGATTGGGAGTTCGTTAAGGTATATACGGACGAAGGTATCTCGGGCACGAACACCAAGCGCAGAGAGGGTTTCAATCAAATGATAACCGATGCTCTCGACGGCAAAATAGACCTGATCGTTACAAAGTCGGTCAGCAGATTCGCACGAAACACTGTAGATAGCCTTGTGACTGTAAGAAAGCTCAAAGATAAGGGTGTAGAGGTTTTCTTTGAAAAGGAGAACATTTATACGCTCGATAGCAAGGGAGAACTTCTCATAACGATTATGTCCTCTCTTGCCCAGGAGGAGAGCCGTTCCATTTCCGAGAATGTGACTTGGGGACAGCGCAAGCGCTTTGCAGACGGCAAGGTGATGCTTCCGTACAAACGATTCCTTGGCTACCGAAAAGGCGCAGATGGCTTTCCCGAGATTGTTCCCGAGGAGGCAGAAATCATAAAGCGGATATACCGCCGTTATATGAGTGGGCAGACCACTTGTGCCATTGCTGCGGAATTGACCGCAGACGGAATCCCTACGCCTGGAGGCAAGGCAACCTGGCAAGCGAGTACAGTTGAGAGCATTCTTACGAACGAGAAATATAAGGGGGATGCACTCCTTCAGAAATGCTTCACAACGGATTTTCTTACGAAAAAGAAGAAGGTCAACGAGGGCGAAGTTCCGCAATACTATGTTGAGCATAGCCACGAAGCTATTATTCCGCCGAACGAGTGGGAAGATGTTCAGACCGAGATACAACGCAGAAAGCGAATAGGTCGCAAGTATAGCGGAAACGGCATCTTTGCTTCTCGCATTGTATGCGCCGAGTGCGGTTCGTTCTTCGGTGCCAAGGTGTGGCATTCCAACAACGAAAAATACCGCAAGACCATATGGCGGTGCAACCATAAATTCGCCGGAGAGCATCGTTGCCAAACGCCGTTTGTGGAAGAAAAGACGCTCAAAGATAAATTCGTTACGGCATTTAATACCTTATGGGATACGAGAGCGGAGATAATCGAGAGCCTTCATTTTGCCCAAATGTTACTCACGGATAGCACCGCTATTGATACGGAGCTTGAAGAATTGACCGCCGAGCTTGAAATCATCGTTGAACTAACTCGCAAGTGCATCGAGGAGAATTCCACCTTGGCACAAGATCAGAACGAATACACCGCTCGATACAACGGCTATGTGGAGCGGTACGAAAGTACCCAAGCAAGAATTCAAGAGCTTCAAAAGCAGAAAGCCGAACGGCAAGAAAAGTACGATGGCATTGAATCCTTTATCACCACTTTTGCAAGCCAAAACAAGTCATTGACGGAATTTGATGAAGGAATATGGTGTCTGCTCTTGGAGACGGTGACGGTGCATACAAGCGGTACATTGGAGTTTCGGTTTAAGGATGGAAGCGCTTTTACAATATAAAAATACAGCAGATAGGAACCAATAACCTATCTGCTGTTGTTTGTTAGTCTATAGGATCGAACAGGCTTAATTGTGTGCTGTCAATAGTTCTTGTGCGTTTGGGCTTTTCTTCTGCTACCGAAGAACTAAATCTACCGCGTTTTTGAACTCTAGAGCGTTTTTCAATGTCTTCTTCACTCCACTCGGAGGAAATGGAAAGCAAAACCTCTTTGAGGCGTTCATTTATTGAAAGATTGCGCTCACGACTACGGCGTACAATACCAAAGCAACCTGTGGGCGATATGTAAATATCCTCAGGAGCTTCCGGAGAAACGATATCCATCATATTTCCAAATACACTTTCCTCGGGGGTTGCTGTACAATTGATTCTTACGCCGAATCCAATGTTCGCAATATCTTTGCCGAAATCAAAAAAACACCCTTCATCAGTTTTCCATTTGATAAAATAGCAACTTCCATCACCATCATCGATGATACTGGCTGTTTCATGCTGGGCATTTACTAGCCGTTCACCAATCCATCGAACAACCGGAACTGCCCATGAGTTGCCTATTGCTTGATATCGATTCGTTTTCTTTGCACCAGGCAAGTCGGTATAGTTGTCTGGAAATCCCATCAACCTTTCACATTCCAAGGGGGACAATCTTCTAATGCGCTTGTCTTGTACAACAAACAAAGAACCGTTATTTGCGGCTGCATTTCCGTTCCATTTTGTACCGTATGCGGAATACAAGCAATCGGTGTATTCTCTAAAGACTTCAAACTCGTGCCCATCCTTTACAAAGCGCAAAGGGTATTTAGGATATTCCAATGCAAGATGCGTGTGTTTTTCAAACAAGATATTTTCGGGATAAAAATCCGTACCGCCTGCTAATAAATACAAACGGCGTCTCTGCTGGGGCAACCCAAAATATTTCGCATCCAGTACACGCCAAGCAACATTTCTCTTGGGGCCTCTAACAATTCCGGCATTGGGCCATTTTCCGCATTCAATAACCTCGCTCAACCCAGCCAACGAGGACACGAGACAACCAAAAGCATTTGTTTTGTCGGTTAGGACACCCTCAACATTTTCCCAAAAAACCATGGTACGATTTTTATTTTGTTGTATGCGGATTTCGTCATTAGCTTCTATGATATCAACAAATCTTAATGTGAGATTTCCTCGATCATCATTTAAGCCGTTTTTCCAACCTGCAAGTGAAAATGCTTGGCAAGGAGTTCCTCCGCAAATCATATCCGGTGCAGAGATTGTATGTTGCAAAATCAAATCCGGTATAAGATTCATATCTCCCAGGTTCTTTATATTGGGATATTTTTTAGATAGTACAGTTGCCGGGAAAGCAGCTATCTCGGAAAACCATTGAAACTCAAAATCAAGCGGTTTCCAAGCGACTGATGCCGCCTCTATACCAGAGCAAATACTACCAACAGTTTTTATTGGCATAATTATCTCTCCAAGAGTTTTTCTTATATATTCGCTCTTTTTTTGCTTAAAGTCAAGTCAAATTCTGAAATTATTGCTTATTCTCCACAATGCACAAAAGAGCTTTTATTCTTCGTCTTTAAAATGCTCGAGTCGATATAACAGTTGTTTTCTCCATTCGGCAATATCGTACCAACCACAACCGACACAACCGCATTCAGCTTTCTTTCCTTTTTGAGGAATGCTTGTGTCCCAATCCTCCGAGCCGGAATAATAAAATTTAATTCCAAACGGATATCCGCGCTTTCCCGTTTGAAAACAGGTTCGACACACCTCACGTTTTTGCTGATTACGTTGGTTAGTCAATAACTGAAATTTTTTACGAATTTCTTCGTCCGTCATCGAATCAAGATTTTCACTCTTAGTTTCATCATCCCAACGGATTTCAGAAAATTTGTGATCAGGCAAACAATGAGCATTTGCGGTATCTTCGTATACATCGACACCACCCAAAACCTTGATGATTCTTTTTCTCAAAGCAGGAGACCACGTTTCGTAGCCATTTCCTTCAAGGCTGCCACGCTCAATAGGCAATAAAATAAGGTGCGTTTTATTGGCTTTGCAGTTAGGACAATAGTGTTTAGTGTCTGTTGCGATTGTATAGCCAAACTCTTTGAGGTCTTGAATTCTTCTTGCCCAGTTCGGATTTTGGGGAAGTGTACATTTTACGCACTGCCAACCGCCACGAATCAAACTATCATAGAAAGCCTTTGTGGTATCTGCATTGGGTTTTTCTGCCGTCCAAAAAGCGTCTTGCTTTTTCTTCCAAGCGGTAAAATTTTCGGGGCGCATTTGCTCATATACGGCATTCAGGTGTTGAGTAACATCATCATCGGTTTTTAGTGATACACCCGTCCTTCTATATTCGACAGGTACCCAACCATCCCATACAAGTTCACCGTATGTAAATTGGACATGAAGATATTCTTCGGATGCTTTAGAGTGTAGTTTTCGATTCTTATCTACAATTCTGATGTTTTCATTTAAAACGATTGCCATATCGTCACCTCCATCGACTATAACTTCAAGGAACAAAATTTCATAATATTAAGATAATAATTAATTATATCACAACTCAAGAGTTTTTTCTATACCTTTTTGTAAAAAATCCTGATAATCATGTTGTTTCGTTCACAAAAAGTTATCTGGACTATTTCCGCACCTTGTGGTATAGTGTTGTGCTACAAGGAGGTGCGCTTATGAAAAGTATACTTGAAGAACTATGGTATGGCAATGTTTGCCCCAACACCGGATGCCGAGAAGCAACGAAAGAGGCAAAGGAACTGATGGGGTATATTGCCGATCACCATGATAACCTACAGGCAACGCTTACGGAGAAACAAAAGGATATCCTTGAAAAGTTCGATGATTGCTACGCCGAGCTGACGGATATAAACGAGCGTGAAATATTCGTGTATGCGTTTCGGCTAGGAGCGAGGATTGCCATTGAAGTTATGAGCCTCGACATTGAATAAGCAAAAAAGGGGTGCAACGGATGCACCTCTTTTGCTCTCTTATGATAAAAACAAGAACCATAACTCGATACATTGTATCAAAATTATGGTTCTTATTTGGCGGAGTAGGAGAGATTTGAACTCTCGCGCCGTTATTCACGACCTACACCCTTAGCAGGGGCGCCTCTTCGGCCAACTTGAGTACTACTCCAGCGCCGTAGGTCATTATAGCATATCTTTTCGGGAAATGCAAGATGTTTTTCAAAAAATAATATTTATTTTTCCGAAAATATTGCGCATATTCGGCCTGCAGACCTTCATACAATGGCATCATGAAAAAAATATCGGAGGTACAAGATATGCCAAACGTTCACGCACCCGAAGGAATGCTCTTTGATACCAAGGAAAACAACGAATACGTAGGATCTCTGCAGGGGCTGGAGAGAGCCATGATGCAGGGAAAGATCCTGGAGGGCATTGCCCTTCTTTGCGACGCCGCCATGAACCTCAGCTTCAAATTCGGCAGCATCTACGGCCGCATGGATCGCAGTGAGGTAGCTTTCACCCCCGACGGCTCACCGCCCAAGGACATCGCCGTGATCTCCCGCGTGGGAAAGGCGGTCTGCTTTAAGGTCATCGGCTTTGAAAGGGGCAAAAACGGCGATCCCATCGCCCTGCTCTCACGCCGCGCCGCCCAAGAGGAATACATACGCTCGGTCTTTTCCACCCTTGTTCCGGGCGACATCCTGCCCTCTCGCGTGACACACCTTGAGCCCTTCGGCGCCTTTGTGGACATCGGCTGCGGCGTCATTTCCCTGCTTTCCATCGACTGCATTTCTGTCTCCCGCATCTCCCATCCCAAGGACCGCTTTACCGCGGGTCAGTACATCCGCACGGTGGTCAAATCGGTGGACTATGACGAGCAGCGCATTTTCGTTTCCCACAAGGAGCTGCTCGGAACGTGGGAGGAAAACGCCGCCAGATTCACCGCCGGTCAAACCGTCACGGGCATCGTGCGCAGCATCGAGGACTACGGCATTTTCGTGGAGCTGGCGCCCAATCTGGCAGGTCTTGCCGAGCTGAGAGAAGGCGTTTCGGTGGGTCAGCAGGTGGCAGTCTACATCAAAAGCATCCTGCCCGAGCGTATGAAGATAAAGCTGGTGCTCATCGACAGCTTCAAAGCGGAGCACCGCGCGACCATGCCCATCGAATACTACGTGCCCGATTCGGTTTCCCACATGGACCTCTGGCAATACTCCCCCGACCGCTGTCACAAGCTGGTGGAGAGTGTGTTTTAGAATGTTATTTTTATAGCATCCGCTTTTTCTTTGCGTGCTGCAGGCACAAAGAAAAAAGCTTAGCAAAAAAGAAATGCCATAGGAAAATCGCTGTTGCGACAGCGACCAAGGCTCCGCCTTTGGAAACCGCAAACTTTTGAAAAAGTTTGATCAAAACTATAAATCAAAACAAAAGAACGCCTCTTGGGGCACCCTCAGTAAGGAAGGTGCCCCAAGGTGGCTCTTATATCAAAATTTAATAATTGATTTCGTTAAGCGGTATAGCTATTGGCTATGCCGTTTTTCGTTACAAACCATTTTCAATGTGTGTAACCCACTATGACACTTTCAGCGTAAAGATGTCATTGAGTTTTGCATACGATTTCGCATTTATTTAAACCATTCTCTAACAGAGCGCTTTTTATATTTTTAAAATTAATAAGAAAAAACAAAGCTCGTCGTTTTTTTGACGAGCTTTGTTTTAGGTCACACTATTTAAATACGAACACTATGATGCTAACCACATATCAACACAAGCTTGAATACCACAACGCCAATTATTCTCATCAACTGCTTTTTCACATAATTTCAAAGCGCAATCGAGAAAATGACGAATGTCAGTCGGTGTAGGTTGAGTTTTATAACTGTAGGAATTCTCAACAAGTTTCATAAACTGATCTAATTCAAGAGGTATTATCTTAGATTTTCCACCATAAAGAGCAATTGACAGATGGTTTAGTACGTAGAAATGAGCCAATGTTGCTGCATTAATTGTCGGTGCAATAAATAAGCAATAAGTATCTTTGCCCGATTTTTTCTTTAACTGACCATAATGACGTGCGACGGGTTCTCCTTCAGCTTCATACTGACGCTGTCCGGACTGTAATGTAACTTCAACAGCCAAAGAAAAATCATCATAATCACACTCAATATCCGGCATATTTCCAGATGCGGTGGATAGAGGCTGACCTATATCATCAAATTTGAAGTTGCCCTTGATATTGCCGCCATCAAGCATAGTCATTGCTCTCCAAGTATTATACTCAAACATAAGCGGAGCATCATAGTATTCATCCGAAACGATTTCGTTAAATGTATCAATAATTTCTGAATATAGAGCGTATGACTTGATTTCAGCAACTTGTTCGTGAATAACATTCTCTTTGTGTTGAGCGACAATGTCATCTCGCAAATCTTTTAATGCCTCAATATCGTAGTTCGCTAAATCACGTCTTGTAAACTCACTCATACGAAGAATAACATCTATAATGTTTTCGACATTATCTGTATATAGTTCGGGAGTGGCGGCATTAAATAAATGTGCTTTATAACTTTCCTCATCATCCACAAAAACAGGATTTCGATTAACATTAGTAAGGATAAATTCGACATCTCGCTTTTTGTCATTGAAAATTGAAATTGTCCTACTTTTGTGTGCAATGGATACAAGTCCGGTAAATCTTAAATATCTAAAACAAGCATCAGCATAATCACGCATATTGCCTTTTTGAGTTTTCACAAAGGTATTTATGCTGGCATCTCTTGTTTCTCTTGTCCTTGTTCTACCTTCGGCAATTCTGTCATTATGAATTTCTAACACGGCATTTGCCCATACATCATTTACAAATCGTTTGTACTGTCCACGATGCAACTCTTTATCTTTTCTGAAATTCAAGATTTTATCTTTAACTTCTTCGTACTTGTGATAGTCTGTGATTTGAACAGCAAAGATTTTCAACTCGTCAAAGGTTAAATATTCAAGATCATAGATTAATCGCAATACTTCCAAATATGGACGCACAAAAAATGTACCGCTTATTTTGACGTTCTCTGTGTGATAAGGCGAAGGCAACTGAAATTTGAGCAGTTGGCGCAGGAAAATCTCTTGTGGTCTTTTCCCCGAAATTAAAGCACGACCAGCATCAGTTAGTGCAATATTCGGTTTCAAGTCAACAAAACCTAGTGCTTTCGGCGCACGATTTATTCTGTCACGTGCACTAAATGCTTTATCAGAGGGAGAGCCTGTTCCCTCGAAAAAGCTACTTTCCGCAAGTTCATCAATAAATTGTTCTTGTGTAATTCTATTCCACGGTTTTCCTTCAAATTTATCACAAAGCAATCCAATTTCAGGGATCATCTTTGCAGGAGTTCGTGGTGAAGTTGTAAAAAACAAAACTTTATTGTCCAGTCTTGCCATACCTATCACCTCAATAATTTTTTACTACGATATGCATTTTATCGTTTTTGAAACGATTTCTAATGTTTACTGCATAGTTTTTGTAATACTCATCAAAAATGAAACCACCATATAATTCTTCTGTGAGAGGAGTTTTGCCAATAATCATCAACGCCCTACAAGGAAGATTTCTAAAATCAGCCGCTAAACGTCTATGTTCCGCTTCATCAAAACCGTTCATCATATCGATGTTTCCATAGTCGTTGAAGACACAATCGTATGGCGGATCTAAAAAGATAAAATCATCTTCTTGTGCCATATCAAAAATGCGGCTATAATCACAGTTAAATAATTCTGCGCCTTGCAAAAGCTCACTATGTTGTTGTGTTACAAGTCGAGTGTTAAGATTTGGGTATCTGCCGAAAGGAACATTGTAATCACCGTTATTATTGTATCTAATCATTCCCGAATAGGCAGTCTTATTGATAAAGAAATACAAAACTCCATCTAAATATGTATCATCCGGATGATTAAATAGTTCTCTCATACGATAATAAAGTTCCTCATTTGCATTAGGAACTCTCTCATCAGGAGTCAAGGCTTTCAATCTCTTATATTCTGCCTGATTAAGTTCATACACACGCTGAAGGTCATCCAACTGCTGACGCATAAGAGGATACTGGTCTCGCAACTGAGAATAAAAGGTCATCAATCGCTCATTTGCATCGTTGATAATAGCGTTTTCAGGTTCAAGATGGAAATAAACTGCACCACCGCCAAAAAAAGGCTCGATATATCTGTTAAAGTCTTCTGGTATGTATTGAAGAAAACGGGGGATTTCACGAGATTTTCCGCCACGATATTTTAAAACTGGATTCAT